TTGAACTGATTTATGTCTAGAGAAATCCGGTGTCTGGTTACGAACAGGAGACTAGATCCCGGAGAGTGGTATTGGTATTCGTGGGAACTTGAAGCCCCCATATCCGCTCCCGGAATGGCTGAAATAGAAAATCGTCGCCATAATAAGGGCGACGATTTTGCTCAAATAATCTGGGAAGAATGGGAATGGACTAGGGAAATTGGATTCCCCGAAGTTTAACGACCTCTTCTATAGTGATAAACATCACCCATTGTACTTAATATTTCATTTGCAATTTTAAAATGATGCGGTGGATGTTCTTGTGGATTTTCAACAACTTGAATCAAATGTCTGATGATTCCTTGTGGATTTCTTTGAGTTGGGTTGATATTATTAAGTAAATCCGTTGGGAGTCTTTGACCCAAAAGCCCTGCAGATTCTCCCCGATTGTCCAGTTTTCAAGGTTCCTCTTTCACCCATTACTGGCAAATCTCTGATAGGTTCCTCACCACGCATCTCGGAAATAATTTTCTTTATCTTTTTATTGACGCTTTCTTTAAATGTCGCTGGCTTTGACCAAGCACCACCTGCTGCAGCAGGCTTTTCTTCGTGGGGTGGAACAAAATCTTCTTCTTCGGGAGCAGTTTCACCTCTGTAATGAGCACCCATGACTCTTGCAGCTTCCTCTGCTTCTTCTTTAGTCTTATACCATTGTTCTGGATGTTCTGTTGTCGTTGGTTCCATTGGAACATTGAAGTTTGTATTAACAGAATCAGGATCTGCAAGGTTAGGAATGTGATCCCCATCTTCGTCTTTCTGCGCCTCTGCAGCAACATCATTTGCATCACCAGCAGCAGCTAGTTCTTTGGCGCTCAAGGCTCTTCGTTCACCTCTTGCACGAATTTCAGCATCAATTGCGGCCTTTGCATCAAGATCCATGCCTTGTTCGACTCTTTTTCTTGCCTCAGAAAGCATCTCAGCCCCCTTGGTGTGAGACTGCATTGCGGCTTGCTTTAGGGAGTGAATCCAACTATAATAACCTTTATTGTTCTTCATAAAATTATTTAGATTTGACATTTTGTTGGCTTGATATATACTATTGACATGAGTGCAGGTAAAGGTGATTCATATCGGCCAGTAAACTATAAAATTTACTGTGAAAATTGGGAGAAAATTTTTGGATGCCCAAAGAAGAGGAAATCAAAAAACTCAAGGAAAAGATCCAAGAACTCCAAAAAGTGAACATGGAACTGATTGTTTCTGCGGGAAAACTTGCCGTAGAGAACATGGAACTCAAGAAAAAACTTGACAAGCACACAGAACAGTGATATACTTTTATCATGCCTAATTCAAAGCAACGCATCACAAATCGTAAGCACAAGAGAAGCCATGAACTTCGTAAGCGTAAGAGGGCTGCTAGCCTGATGAACGCCAAGGTTGGAACACTCCGAGAGCTTGACCGGATTAACCAACTTCCTAAGTCTGTCAAGCAAGAGAGATTGCCGAATGGCTAATACTACACAGTTGTCCATAGAGGACATTCGTAAAAAGTTTGATAAGATTGATTGTTTCTTCACCTATTATGATGGTGAGAAAGCCACTTTTGATTTTTATGGTTCTGACATGAATGGAAATGAAGTCAGAATTTCATTGGGTGGTTGTGCTGCTTGGATCAAAAATCTGTCCTTTGGTTCAAAGGACGGTCTAAATATTAGTGACGCATTGACTCGTCATGTACGATATCTTTCCGTGACTGACAACCATGGAAAAGTTCTTTACGAGCAGTTCTTTGATGTCAACTAAAGGAAACCATGAATAACTCTGACTATAACGATTTTAATCAATGGCAAAATGGAGATTATGAGGACAACAATCCAAATAATCATTTTCCATTTAGTTTTTGGAAATTTAATTACAATCCAAAATATTCCGAACAATTTCGCAAAATGTTTGAAAACATGAACAAAGGTGATGGAATGGATGATCTTGCAAATTACCTCAATCTAAATGAGGCCATGAAAGAACATTCAAAACAACAGAATAGAAAGAATGCAAAAAAGACTTACAGAAAGTCTACTGTCGTGCAATTTACTCACGATGAATACATGAAGTTGATTGAGATTCGTGGTTATCTCGCCATCACTGAGCAATTTGCCCATGTGAAGGCCTTGGATAAGGTAATCAATCAAATTCAAATGATTCCAATTCCTCCAAATCAAAAGGATTAATTATGACTACATATAAGCCAGGTGAAGGTTATGACAAAGGTTTTAATTGTCGCATGAGTGGTGGTGAACTTCCAAATCAAGCAGTCTTTTCTATTGATCCTTATTGGAAGGAATATAAGACTGGTTGGGAAGATGCAGATACCAAGATCATCAACGAAGCCAGAGAAAGAAACTCTTGCACAAAGCCAAAGTGCTGCAAGAAGAAAAATTTTATTCAGGATTAATGATGTTGTTTGAAAAGTGCTTCAAATTGAGTTTTTGAAGCATCATCAAGCGAAGATACCCAAGGAGAATATTCTTCTTGGGTTATTTTTACCAATTCTCCATTTAATTTAGTATTTTGTCCTAAATTGCGTTCCATTCGAAGAGAAGCCCTTCTTTCTGGTCCCTCTTTGTTTTTGTCTGGGCCAGACCATCCTAATCTTAATTTAGGATCTGATGATGTTGGGTTGCCAAAATAATAAAATCGTTTTCCTATTTTTCTTACTAAATGTGATGGTCGCGCTTTTAAGTTAGAAAGAATTTGATGTCTCATTGAAATTCGTTGTTCTTTTATTGCATCTGCTTCTTCAGCATCTAAAGCAGCTTTAAATTCTTCTTCCAATTTTTTACTTTGATGTGTATGAAACGTGAATCTTTGACCCGTAACAGGGTGAGGTGTTGATCCCTGCACCCAAGTTGGCATTAAATGTCCATAATTTTTTATAAGATGATCTTTTTGTTCATTGGTAATGCTGTCTTTTAAATTTCCACCCTTTCCTTTTATTTCCAAAGGATGAGTTGTAATTCCATCATTACCATGTCGTACAAAAAGAGAATCACCTTCTTTTCTTAATTCATAATCATTCGCATTAGGAGAAGAATGAATTATAGAATGAGATCTATTGATGTATTTTTGCAATTCATTATGATTATCTTTTAACATATGATATGCTTTTGCATGAAAAAGCATTCTTCCTTCAATTTCAGTTTTTTTTCCTTTAGATATTGAAGGATCTGCATATTGAAACATAAGATGTTTCATGTGTCCTATAAATTCTTTGTGAGGATCATCTGGAAAACTTCTTGGAGGAGTATATCCTTTCTTCTGTTCTCTTGCTTTGGATACATCTCCCATTTGTTTGGTGACTTGTCCTAATGCTACTTCAGCAGAATCAGCTTTTGATCCTGCATCAGGACTATCAAATTGATCCGGATCAACTTCATTTGTTTCAGTTAATAATTCAGAAAAAAAAGACAGATCAACATCCTCCATGAAGTTTTTTGCAGGATATGTTATCCAATGCAATTCATGTTCTGCACTCAATGGATTCAATGACTTGACTGCAATCTTTCCGCCCTTGTTTCTTCGTTGAAATCTTTGCAGATAATTCTTCGTATCGCCTTCTGGAACTTCTTTCCAAGTTCTTGCTGCTTTTAATTGCAAAAACTCTTCTGGACATACTTCAAATATTTCACAATTGTCAAAATACTTTGGTTGCTTTCTTCTTTGAATAGGCATTCCAAGTGGTGGATCAAATCCAGAGATACCACCTTGATTGATGTTTCCACCTTGTGCAGGAACACCCAAAGCACCAGCACCACCTCCTGTGGCCATGTCTTCAAGCAGTTCCAAATAACTCAGTTCACCATTTGAATGCTGAGTTACAAATCCTTCCACCAAGCAATGAAATTGTTCTTGGGTGATGTCAAAATTTTCTACTTCTTCAGAAAACATTTGAAGAGTTGACAGATAATTTCCAAGTCTTGCCCGTGTCATTCCATAAGGTAATTGATCAAAGATTTTCTTTAATTTTATGACAAGATATTCAAATGGATCAATGCTGCTTTCTGGCTTTAGCACATTTCCCTGTGCGTCGATCAATCCAGCAGAATACGCTGTCAAAGCCGTATAGGGGCTGCTGAGGGCATCAGCCAACTTATAGAAGTAAAAGGAAGGGACTAGATTACCGGGGCGCATCTAGAAATATTTAGTTTTCTGTTTGAGACAGTTTTCTGTCAACTCTGGGATCGGTGTTTAAATCTGAATATTTTACTTCCGGTGAATTTTTGATGTTAAATTCCAAAAATACAGTGAAAGATTTGAGATAGGAATGTAGTCTTGGTTCTAACTTGAAAAATAAAATTCGGGAACAATTTTGGTCCCCGAATACATTTCTTAAAATTATTAAATGGTTTATTATGAGGCGTTCACGGATTGACTTTAAGGTCTTGTGCTTATGAATCTTCTGCAATAATCTTTTTATGTACTTGACCCGCTTGAGATCATCTACAAACTCATTTTTTCCAGAACATTCTGGATTAAAATAATATCTCTGACAGAATTCTACAAAGTTTTCTTCTGTCAGAGAGTTTATTTTTTCTTGCATCAATAAGTTAGTGTTTGCATCCACAGTCAGAACCCGCCATGTCACTATTATACGAAGAAGAAGCGGCTGGAACAATCATCATTCCGACTTTGCGAAGGCCATTGGGCATCTTTTGGACGGATACTACTAGGTTCAATGAGTGGCCAAGTTTTTCCTTGATTCCATCACCTTGCTTGAAGCCTGTCTTGTTGATGTCATCGTATGGATTTTGGCCGTAAACACCGAGTTGTGGGCTTCCGTATTGGACTAGTTCATATACATTTTCACCATCTCCAACTTTACCACTGCAAGAGAAATCAAGACCGAAGTGATTCAACTTCTGCTTTACGATGCCTGTGAGGCCATCTGGATCGATGTAATCTCTGTTTGAGAATGTATGAAGCAATGCATTGATTGCATCAATGGAACGAGGAAGTTTTAGATTGAAAGTTCCTTTGTCGGAAAGAGCTGAAACTTTTGCTGCTCCTTGGGGATCGCCAATATAGAGACCACCACCGAAAGTTTGCTCGGGAGCATTTTCTACCAATGTGTTGATTTTTGAAAGTAATTGTTTAAATTTCATGGCTTCTCTTCTATTTAGATTAATTTTTACTGTTTCTATTCTTTATCAACCCAAAAAGATCTGGATTGTAAATTTTGTTCTTCATTGTATTCAAAGCATATTCAGCAATCTCTTCTGTCAATTTTTTCCACTTTCCACCCTTGCCTTTGTAGCATTTTGCAGCCCAAGCATTAGCGTAAGCGCTAGGATAGACATCAAATTTTTGTTTTGCTTGTGCAATACATGATGACCATTTCTTTGGATTCTTTGGCTTGTTCTTGGCTTCTTCAAGAACTTCCGATTCCTTCAACATGGATGAAACGGATTGGGAACTCCAAGTCTTGCAGGCCCAATAACGAGCCTTCCAGCGAGGACCGGGATTGGCGCAATTATGGCGAGCACGGAAGTTCTTTCTCCGTGCAGGATCATCTCTCTTGATTTCCATGTTGGGATCACCAAAGTTTACCTTAACTACATTTCCTTTGTCGTTCTTTACATAAACTTTGTATTTTTTGACATCACCACGCATTATTTTATTCAATTTGACTTTCTTCTTTTCTTCTTCATGAAGTTCAAGTATCTCATCAAATTCATTGTATTCTTGTCCTTCGGTAACATCAACAAAACCCATGGTTGTGTCAGGCGTGAAAGATTCAGTAAGTTCACAACCATATTCATCACTGAAAGTGACTGTATACTTTCCATCTTCTGTAATTTCAACCATGTCTACATTCAAGAAGTCACCATTTTCATTGATGACCAAATCAAAAGGAAGAAGTTCATGTGCTTCGATGGGAGAAAATGTCAACGGAATTACATGGTTTGAATTTTCAACCAAGAAGTAATCAAAGCATTCCTTTACTTCAGTTACTCCAGTCTTGACAAAGATTGGCTTCTTTCCACTCTTGCCTTCGCCCTTCTTTCCTCTTCCTGCCTTGTGTTGGGCTGCACGCTTTCTGCGTACAAAACTGCCGATCTTTTTCTTTCCAAGTTTCTCTGCCTTTTGACGGCTGAGGCAAGCAGCATAGGCTTCACCTTCCTTGGCATCACCGCATTTGCCAACTCGTTCGCCTTTGGTGTTATAGCGATCCCAACCCGGACCACCGCCAGCGGATTCCCGATTGAACCATTTACCGAGGCCAGAATCAGAATAAACTTTTTCAGTAATCAACTTTATGTGATTTGATATCATTTCCAGCTGCCTTTTTTCTGCTTTTCACCTTTTTTGTGACCATTATCAGATCTATTGGAGGATTTATCTCTGACCCGTAGATTATTTATGCCCTTTGAACCACCGCTGCGAAGAGGCTTTTTATGATCTATGTCCTTGCCATCTCCACGCTTGGCTCGCCCCTTCTTGATCATCAATTCACGGGCAGCAGTTCGGGCTGCTCTTTCTTTTCTTTGCTTTGGCTTGCCGTGATAATTCTTGTATTCCTTCTTGTAATCTCTTTCGGCTTCCTCAAGTTGAAGAATGAAGGCTTCAAGGATTGAAGGATTCATTTGAATTTTTTCCATTATGGATTTGTAAATTTCCTTGAGGGGAGTCACATCTTCATATGATTCAAGCAATACTGAGGGATTGGTTTCAAACAATGCTTGTTCCGAATCGGTAAGAAGTTCCACATTTCTAAAAGCACGAAGAACAAAATTATTTGTCAGTGCTTCGATTAGACAATCATTGATCAAGATAGCAGATTCCTGCATCATCTGCTGTGCTACTTTTTCATGGGTGATTACAGGAATCTTTATTGTTTTCTTGCCAATTGTGACATAATTGTATTCAACGGCATTCAAGTCTTTGGGACTGAATCCTGGCAATAGACTTACATTGAAAAGGAAATCTCTATTGTCAACTATGTTAGAAACCATCAATTGAATCGGATCAATGTCCTTGATGTTGACCAAAGCCTGCTTCAAAGATGGCTTCTTGGTTTCTTTTTCTTCCTTGGCTTCAACGACTACTCTATACTTTTTCATTGCTTCTGCAGAAGAAGCCTTTAGTGATCCGATGTTTGCTGAATTGATTACATCTTTTGCAGGCTTTACATCAATGTCTGCTTGAGTTGAAATGGCATCAAAGTATTGATCTGACAATGGGAATACACCATTGACGGTAACCAAATGATTCGGAGCCGCCTTTGGATCAACGATTCCATCACCACGAAGATAATTCTTCAGAATGCTTGAGGCAACGATTGCTCTGAATGGAGACTTGGCTGAAGACTTGTTTCCTGCTAATATGCTCTTGCTTCTTTCAAGCCAAAGATTTTGATAATTGCTCAGTGATGCAAGTGGATTTAAATTTCCCTCTTCGTCAATGACAGGCCCAATATCATTTCCACTTGAATCTTTCAACTTCATTGACTGAAGTTGCTTTGCCATTTCTGGATCCTGCATCAATTGCTGAACCATGTCATCTGGAATCAAAGTTGTTGCAAATTTTTGTGATTCTTGCGAACCAGTTTGCATGAGTTCGGCAAGTTTTGGATCCGATTGAATTGTCTTTGGATTTGACAATGCCTGCATCAAAGCATTTCCGATTAGTCCTCGGAAAGACTTGTTTGATTGATCGAATTGTGTAGTTGACAAAGACATTTCGCCACCAGCAGAAACCTTGAATTTGTAATTTCCACATTCCATGTCAACCGAGCCTTCTGCATTAACCGGCTGTCCACCTGTTTCTACTGTGGAGACAAGATTTTGAATGCACTCTTCGCCAATTTGCGAAAGAATTTTTCTGGCTGTATTGAATGCAGTTCTTGTGAACTCTGTGGCACTTGGTGCGACTGCACTGTAAGTCTGCATCTCTTGATCAGAGGCACCAGCCTTTATCTTTGCCAAGAACATCAAAGCATTCAATACTTGCTGATTGTAAGGCAAACTTGAGATTGGGCTGATTGCATACTTTACCGAAAGCGCTTCAAACGAAACATTGTCAAAGTCCACGTTTGTCGGGGGCTTTCGTGTCATTTTGAAGTATTCTTGGCGCATATCAAGTGGCATTGTTGCCAACTGATCTGCACTCATTTGACTCATGGCTTGAAAGATCTGTTCTTTGGAAAGTCTTTTTGCCTTTGGCTTATTGTCTTCTTTTTTCTCTGCTTTTCCCTTTGAAGAAGGTTTGCCACCTTCTTTCTTTTCCTCTTTTTTGGCCCCACCTTTTTTCTCTGCGGGTTCTTTTTCTTTTACATCACCAAAAAGAAGTTTGGATGCTCTAGTCTGTTCAAATTTTGGATCTTTAGAGATCTGTTGGGCTTCTTCAAGAGTCATTGTATCCTTGCTGACTCTTTCGTGAACCGATTCATTAAACGAATCTTTGAATATTAATTGAATACGACCATCTCTGGTCTTTACGGCAATTACTTCCTTTACCAGTTCCTGCTTTGGCTTCCGGTCACGGGGAATCTGGCGTGATCGTTCTGCACGCTTTCTAGCAGCATCCTTGGCCTTTGCATCGGTGCCAGTGCTTTTGGCACGGTCTTTTTGCATGGATTGGCCTGTTTTGGGTGTGGCTGCTTCTTGTAATTTTTGTAAAAGAGTAATGAAGTTCATCTCAAATTATTTAGCCTTCCGTAGATTCGCCGGGAACCTCAAAAGGATTGTATAATTTTAGATGTTTGTATGTCTTTGCCTTGCCTATGGCCAATTTTCTCAAATTTGCATAGTCTAAGTTGTTGTCTTTGGCAAATTGGGATATGTTTGCAACTTGTATTTGTTGATTTGTACGTATGTCCACAAAAGTCGCAGACATGGTTATTTGAATCTTTTTCTTCTTTGGTTTTTTAATTCTTTTCTTTGGACCTTCTTGTTTCTGGACTGCACGAATTTCAACTGCTGTCCAACCCTTATATGTTTTTCTCTTTCCGTTCATCAACTCACAAATTTTGACGCAAGAAAGTCCATGCTTTGCACCAAATTCAGTCATGTTGGTGAAGAATACTTTTTCCCCGGTATCTGCTCTCTTCAACCAATATCCATTATGTTCTTCTATTGGACTCTTCCAAATCCAATATCTTCCTTCTTGGAGAAAGAATCCTCCGTTCTTTTGAACAAACAAGGCTCGCAATTTTGCGGCCTTGGAGTTATCATTCATCTGCATCCAAAGTTTTGTGCCTTTGGTGTTTACCTGATCCTCAAGCGTCTTCTGTTCTTGGTACATCGTGGGCTTCCTTATATCGTTTTATGAGATTCGATAAGTGTCTAACATATTTAAGCGGTTGCCCGGAGAAGACTTGGCGAAGACCATCTTCACAGGCAATCAGGATGGCAAAATTATCAATCCGTATACCTGTTCTTTCTTGGAACATGAGGGCATAAGCAGTGGCTTGTGCAAAGTAATTATCGATGTCTTCTTCTCGTTTTTCTTTTGTGCTGGCCTTGAAATCTATAATGGAAAGTTTTCCGTCGTATTCTGCAATACAATCGACTCTTCCGGCCAACCCTATTGTCTTTGAAAACAATGGAGTTTCCAAAGCAATGATGTTGTCTATCTTGTCTATTTCTGGCTTGATCAATGAAAATAATGATTTTTGCATTGAATGCATATTTTCATAATCTAAGTTTTCATTGTTCAAATAAGTTTCAAGAAGTTTGTGAAACTTTGTGCCCCGTGAAGTGACCCTTTTGCTTTCTTCTGGATTCTTGGATCTCCACTCGCTGAAAAACTTTTGTTTTTCCCAACCAACAACTGTGGTGACACTTGGAAAAATGCCATCGGGGGTCTTGTAAAAACGTGATCCGTTATGAGTTACTTCTTCAAGTTTCCAAGAAATGTCAATAGGTTTGTGTGTAAATGTTTTTATATTCACTAGATACGACTTTATGTAATTATAACACAGAATTAAGATGGAGCAATTCTTAAATATCTTGAATATTTACCACCCCAAGAATCTGCTGTCAAATCAATTCCTAATTTTTCCTGAGCACCCTTGCCACCAACTCCCATTCCACCTTTATCGGATGGGATTCCGGGTACTCCTCCTCCTTTACCCCCCTCACCACCTCTTCTTTGAGGAACCATAGGTGGTTTATTAGGTGGATAATTAATTCTGCTTTGACCCCATTGATTGAATGTATTAACAACTGAAGTGGCTGCAGTTGACAAAGAAGTAGCCAAAGCACTTACAGTTGAACTTGTAGTTTCTTTACTGGTATCTTCAGTCTTTCTTTGTGTTGTTTCTTCTGCTCTCTCTGTAGCCTTTTGAACGGTATCTTCTGCTGCTTTTTCTGTTTCTTTGGCAGCATCTTTTGCAGCCTCTTCTGCTTCTTTTGCAGTTTCTGTTGCCTTTGTTGCGTCTGTTACTTGTGTGGTTTCTGGTGCTTTTTGTGCTTCTTTGGAAGCTTCTTGTGCTTTTTGCGCTTGTTTGACGGTATCTGCCATTTGTTTGGGGAGAACCAAATCCATGGCACTTAGTTGTGTTGGGGTACGAGCAGCAGGAACTTCTCCAGACACAGAAACACCGCTAGGTCTTGTTGATGTTCTTCCACTTACTCCAGGTTCTACAACGATTTTTGGAGCAGTTTCTGCCCATGCAGGCATTCTTGAAACTTCTGCTGCAACTGGTGGTAGTCCCCTTGGTGTAACGGGGGCTTCTGCGGCTGCAATTGCTCCGGGAATTCCCATGACCGTGCCAGCAACTCTTCCTGCTGAAGGTGGTTCTGTTGTTGGTTTTACAGAAAATTCTGCAGCACTTGGTACACTCAATGGTTTCTGTACATTAGGCAATCTTCCTCCAGCAGGTGTTACTGGTGGACTAGGAAGACCGGGAGTTGTACGAATTTCAGGTTTATTGGCTCCCAATTCAGCACCAACTTCTATTGGTTTTGGAGACATTCTTTCTGCTCTAATTTTTTCTAATGAAAATTCAAGAGGATTTGTAATCATTTTTACAATATCTGAAACAACTGATGCTTTAGTTTGTTGTGCTTCAGGTACTGGTGTTTCACTTGGAAGTTGTAGAGGTGGCTTTGGTTCACTTGGTCTTCGTCCTTCCATACCACGAAGGTTGATACCTTCGGGTCTACCAGAAATTCTTTGACCACCGGGAACTTGTACCTGACCTCTTTCACCAACCAATTCAAAAGTAATTTCACCATATTTTCCGCGAACCATTCTTACTCTTGGTTTTACATCAGTCATTGGTTCCATTTTTGGAGCAAATGGTTGTTGTTCGGGAATTTCAAATTTTGTTTCAGGTGGTTTTGGTCCTGCTGCTCTTGCTGGTTCCGGTTTCAAAGACATTTCACCCCGTGCAGACGGAGCCATACCAGAAGGAACTCGGGCTCTTCCAGCAGCACCGACAGTTCCAAACACACCACGGCCTGCAGAAAAAGTAGGAAGACCAGCAACCAATGATGGAGCCAATCTCCCAAGGGTTTCTTCCCAACTTGTTACCGAAAGACCTTTTGCTGCTCGTTCTCTTTCTTGAGCAACATCAATAGCAGTCCCTGCAGCCAAACCAGTTGCCAAAGCAGCACTTGGTATTGCAGACACTGCTTTGGCGGCTGTCTTTGCTCCAGCTCTTTCTAGGGCACCAGCTACAGGCTTAAGTAGTAACTGAGTTCCCCTATGTGCAACACCTATTGGTAATCCCATTGCAAATGCGGCTTTTATATTTTCAGGATCTTTGGATGCTTCAATTGTTTTAGTGACAAATTTTTCCCAAGAACCAGCATCTTTGAAAGACTTGTGGGCGGGGGTTACTATTTGAAAGCCTACTCTATTTCCACCATCTTCGGTTGGCCCTTGTCCTGCTTGTTGAGCAGCAGCCAAACCTTCCAATGCTTCAGATGAAAGATTTGGCTGATGTTCATAGAATGTTCCTCTTTGGCTAACAACAAGAGGACTTGTCAAACTTCCAGCCAATCTTACATAATCTTCTTCAGGAAGCACATCTGAAAGTTCAGGATGCTTAAATACAACAGCCTTCAAAGCCTGATCCCTTACCATTTCGTCTGTAATTTTTTCAGCGCCTTTTAAATATTCCTTACGCATTTCAGGCGGCATAGCAGCAAGATTTTTTTCCTCTTGTGCTTTTCTTAAAAGAGTTTCTTTCTTTAATTCTTTTTCAAACCTTGCCTGAAGTTCTGACATTTGTTTTTCAGACATAGATGCTTCTTGTCCTGCAGCAACTCGCCATGGTTGTTGGATTGCCGCAGAAGCCTCAGATTGTCTGTACACATTAGGTTCCTTGTCTTCTTTTTCAGAAAGAAGTTGTTCAAGCAACCGAACTTTATTTTGTAATTGAATTGCTCTATTACGATAGAGGTTTGTCAGTTGATCCATGTTAGATCCTGTAAGTTTTTGGGGCTGTTTGAGAGGCAGATGAAGCTCTTGAAGCAGTTGGTCTTTGCAGAAGCGGTGGAGGGATCATATTGGTTCTTCTCATTTGACCGCCAGCAGCGCGAGCCATGTCTTGGGCAACACCTTGAATGAATTCAGGTGTTTGAATTGCCTGAATTTCTTTCTGAACGGTTCCTTTGCGATCAGCATTGAACTGGTCAAGATCTCTCTGAGCAGCATCAACTCTGCGATCTAGTTGTCCTTGACGGGCTGCATTTGCTGCATTGATGTCTCTGTATGATCTGTTGAAATCTACGGTTGTTTGATCCAAAGCACGGGCAGTCGGAGAAACACGGAATGCAGAACGATTGCTGGCAGCACGAACTAGCATTGCAGAATCTTCTGGACTTCTTGCATCATAATCTCTTCCGTATTGTGCTTTGAATTGTCCATAGGTCATGTTTGTGCCTTGGATTATTTGATCTTGCATTTTTGCATAGCGTTCAGCAGCAAGTTGTTGCTCATATGCTTTTTGTTCTGCTGCTTTGGCTTCTGCTTCTGATTTTACTTTAGTTTGTGTTTGAGACACAAGATCAGCCTGCGAACGACCTAAAGTTCTATCTAAAACATCTTGTGCAGATGGAACGCTGGATGCTCTATTTCCACCATCTGGCATTGGACCTTGTGCTGCCTGTTGTGCTGCAGAAGAAAAACGATTTAATCTTTCTTTTACTTTTCCTTCAAGACCTGCAGTTGCAACTGAACCTTGTGTCATTGATTTCAACAAACTTATTTCAGCTGTCTCTGAGGCAGTTAATGAACTTGGATCCTTTCCAGAAAGTTCTTGAAGTCTTGATGCAACTTTATCTGCTTGTTTGTTTTGTCTAAAATCTCTTAATTTTGCTCTATTAGCTGGAGTATCCAAAGGCATGGTTGGATCATTAGGATCCATTTCAAGTTCACTGCCTATATTTCCACCAGTTGGAGTTGGTCCTTGTGGTTGTGTTGTATTGTAATCTGCAGCCTCATCTTCTGCTCTGCGTCTGCGACTTGCTGCCAAATTTTGTGCTCTTCTTGCTTCTAGTTCTTGTTGAGCAGCAACATTTCGTGCATATGCTTCTGGATTTCTTTCACGCCATGATCCACCACCACCTCCACCGCCACCACCCATAACACCAGCACCACCGGGACCACCAACAGACCCACCACCACGATTCGATTGACCAAAAGATGTGGCCTGTTGTTCGGTGATCATTTTTCCAACGCTAAAATCATTTACATTTTTATTCTTTGTGTAGGCTACACAATTTGTGTTGTAGCCTTTTTGAGCATCTACATTTTGTGCAATAAATTTTGAACCTACATTCACAGCCTCTGAATGTCTATCAAAGGTCTTTTGTACGTAAGAATTATTTTGCTCTAGTACGTTTTTTATGCTATCCTTTAGACTTGATGAAGGAGTTGAGGTCTTTGGTTCATGCTTTTTAGTCATGAAATCTTTGACTTCCCAATAAAATTTTCTATCTTTATTATTATCCATGGCTGTAAAATATTTAGATTTTCATAAATACTTAAAAGGTATGACTAAGCAGGTTCTCTTGCTCAACCAAGACAATACACCGCTGAATATCATTACCGTTGGAAAAGCCTTTAAGTTAATGTCCAAAGACAAGGTTTGGATAGATGAAACTTCTCCTGAATTTTATGAAGTGGTATCTGTCAGCAAAATTGTCAAGATCCCTAAAATTTTGATTCTCAAGTATTATGTCAAGCTTCCTTTCAAAAAGGTAGTTGCAAACAGAAAGAACATCTTCCGCAGAGACAGTTATGTCTGTCAATACTGTGGCATTGATCTTTGTGAAAAGACAGCAACCGTTGACCATGTGGTTCCAAGATCAAAGGGTGGTGGTTCAACTTGGGTCAATATGGTAACTTCATGCAAAGACTGTAATACAACCAAGGGAAACAGAACTCCCAAGGAAGCCAAGATGCAGTTGAAAAACAAGCCAAAGGAACCTTCTTACGGATTCCTGTTTGACCACATGCTAATTACTTTTAGGAACAAAAACAATGCCTAATTATTCATTCGAATGTGGTGCGTGCAAACATGAATTTGAAGTTTTTCTCAAGATGAGCGAGAATGACCAACCCACCAAGGAAAAATGTCCAAAGTGTGGGAAAAAGAAAGTCACCAAAAATTGGGGTGCTCAAAGAAACTCAATTGCTTTTGATGCAACGTTGACTCCCACCAAAGTTTGTGGAAGTGCATGGAACGAGGTCATTTCAAGAATCAAGGGATCCGGCCAAGTTCCAAAGAGATTCCATGACAATCTAGACAATGCTGGTAAGGGGTCTGCTGTCCGATACGTCCGCTAATTTTTGGCTGCTAGCAAAGATTTTAAAATATAGTAACTGTCCACAATGTCCGTCACGGGATTGGACAAAGTTTTCTGTTGAAAAGTTATTAAAAGGTCCGTATTGGTCTCTTTGGAGAAGGCTTCGTACATTGCCTGTTTATCGGCGTTACCTTTCCCTGTGGCGAGTTTCTTTGCCTTGGACGGCTCTATGACCGTCACGGGAACCCCGGCCTTATAGAGCTTATGCTTGAATATTCCCATGTTCTCGGCAAGGTTAAAAACTTTGCCCTTTGACCCATATGAATACCCCTCCACGGCTATTTCTGAAGCCCCAACACATAAATTTATTGCCCAATCGGATATGCTGTCAAACCGATCCACATCGGCCACATATTCCTGAAAACTTTCACCATTGATATTGGGCAAAATTTTATCTGCAAACTTTTTAGTGTTTGTCAGATAATAGAAAAAGCAGTTTGAGAATTTAAATTCTTTGCGCTCGTCAAATAGACATAAGCACGGGCAAGTTATTGAGTAGTCAACACCTACAAGCATATAGAACATAGGTATTTATACCTCGCGCAAAGGATGAGGACCTAAATTTTTTGTTGTGTGGTACTTCGAAGACCCAAGAGAAAATGTGGTATCCAACATCCTTTGGCAAAAATATTTATCCCAATAAAAATCCCGGTTTTTCAGTCGCGGGAAAACCGGGAAACCCCACTGCTTTAAGCAGCCATCCGCATTGGTGCGGCTTTTATATTTGCAACTGTTTATTTACGACACTTGTTACCCGTGTCGGGTATCTCCTTCTTCAATACTCTGCACTGATCGATGCCTGTCGGACCCGTGAATGGATCCGGGGAGATTCGAACTCCCGTGTCATATGCATTTCTATCCGAGATCAACAATACCAAAAGCGCGACGAGGGGCCTGCACCCATGCTCAACCACTGCTTGCAAGTCAATGGTCCTAGTCAGCATCACACACTGAACCGCGCATAAAATTATTTAGTGCGAGCAGAGAGATTCGAACTCCCGTAGGCAAATGCCAGCACATTTACAGTGTGCCCTCGTTGACCGCTTGAGTATACTCGCCAAAGCCACCTGTGGGATTCGAACCCACAACCTCTGCTTTACAAAAGCAAGGCTCTACCGTTGAGCTAAAGTGGCATTTAAATTTTTACTTACTTTTAATCAAAGATTGATGATGAACTTCAAAATGACAGTTTGCACATAATAAATCACATTTATCTAATTCTTTTTGACATTTTTCCCAAGATCTAGGCATTCCTTTATATGAAAGACCAAAATCTTTTTGATCTGGATCTCTGTGATGAAATTGAAGTGCTGCAATACATTTATCGTAACCGCAATTTATACATTTTCCACCTTTATATTCTACGCACTTTTGTTTTCTTCTTTGTCTAAAAATTGTTACTGAACAAGAATTACATAAAGTTTTTCTGTGTCCAACGTCTCTTGAGTAAGTAAATTCTCTTAAACATCTTTTACATTTATTGTCCATACTATTATTTAGTAAGAACAATATTTGTACTGCCATTTTAACTGGAGCGGCAGGATTCGAACCTGCAACCATTCACTTAACAGGCGAATGCACTTCCTTTGTGCTACGCTCCACCTTTTTAAACTATCTGACAACCTCCTGCGGAGCATGCAAATTCCTTTGCTGCCTCTGTGTTGTCCTGTGATTCATACTTTGAAAGTTCCTTAAAGTTCACTTTAATCTTGGGATGTTCATTGTATGCTGCTGCGTCAATCTGCTCAAACGGGGCCTGAGCATATGTGTGATTGTCGCCACCGGGCAAGAATGAAATTCCTGTTGCTACATCAAAGTTTTCCCACAACCATTGACCAACTTCAAGGAACTCGCTGTCACGGTAGTTTACGGTTACAGAAGGCTTGTGTTGGCAATAATGTTCTTGGTATGTCTTCCAAAGATCCAAGTGATCTAATGCACGGAGATCTTCAGTAGTTACTGTGCCACGTGGAGCCTTCATTGCAAATGTGAAGACCGCAGTATTGTTTGGATTGATTACATCATCCTCACAAGGAACTCCTTGATCTTTCATGAGTTGATAGATTGGATCCTTCTTGTCAATGCGAACTCTGCGATAATAATAGTCTGCGTATCTTGGGTGAAGACCTGATGCAGAATCTACCAAGCAAGAAGTAGTTCCCTCTGGCTTTACGCAAGTGATGGACTTGCTTGGATTGATTCCCAACTTCTCTGCCCATTGCAGATTAGTTGCGGTGGCATGATCTCTGAGTGATTCAAGCAAACGAATGAGTTTTGGCTTGCCCTCAAGACCACTGGTTAACTTATTGTCATAAATACCAGTCATGCTGACACCAAGAAGTCTCTCATCCTCGCAGTTCTTCTTCCATTCTGGGCGAAGATATGGGAACTTAGTAAATGTAGATTGAACAGTACCAATGATTGTGGCCATCTCAATCTTCTTTTTCAATGTTGCTGCTGTGTCATCGGGACGAACAACAACAGTTGAAAGATTGCAGAACTCAAATGGCTTCAAGATGATCTCTGAGCATGGGTTTGTTCCATATTCAGCATCGATATCACGGCCCCATTTGGCTGCTTGCTCTTGAAGAGCCTTACGATTGATCATTCCACGTTCACCGCTATGGCTGTTGTATAGCGAAGTCCATTCCTCAAGGAACTGACCCATTGGTGGGCGACCACGATAAACTGCAGAGTTATTGGCGTAAGAACGGAAGCCTGCTTGCTCCCACCATGCTCCGCTCTTGCATAGAGCCATTTCACGATCAGAAAGATCGCTGAGTGAAATCATAGCAGAACGACGAACACCACCTACAATAACAGCGTTTGCAATGGCACAGCAAATATCGTGGCACTCAAGAGCAGTCAGTTTACGACCCTGTGCACTATAGAAAACCTTTACGATTAACTTAAAGAGATTATCAAGAGGAGCAGGCCCACTAGCGCGACCGCCAAAAGTCTTAAGTCTAGCTCCAGCGGGTCTGATCCCGGACACATCCCATTTAACGTGACGACCCGAATACAGATGTCGTAAAATTTCCTTGAGAGCATTTCCCCAACCTTCTTTAGAGTCTTCAACTTTGACAACAACATTAAAATCCTTTTCTATCTTATTAGCGACAGTTGGAAGTTTATCAGTGTATTGTCGCTCAACACTATAACCAACACCTGTTCCGTTCATTAGAATTACAAACAGTTCTGCAAATGATTCTACAGAATCAATTGGCAAATAGGAACAATTATACAAACAAGTATTATCATGATCAAGTGCAGGGCCAGCAGTCATCAAGCTTCTCATTGAAGGAAGAACTTCAAGATTTACAATTGCTTTTTTGATGTCTGGGCGCTCTGCAAGTGCAGGAACTTTATCTGTGAAATAATTCCACCATCTATCGACACACTCATCCCATGTTTCTCTACGATTTTCTGATGGAAGCCATCGTGAATAGCGCGAGATGAAAATGAACGATTGGAATGGTGATAAAATTTCTGGCATAATTGGCCTTTCTTTATTGGTGTCTTTATTTAGTTGTTAGAGTTTGCCACGAAACTGGGAAAAGTGGAGCAATTATTTTGTCAATTGCTTTTGCATATTCTTGAATTTCCCATTGGGCGTGAGAATCTATTCTCAGGTTATAAATACGCGCAAATGCGTACAGTGAACCTGTCCAAACAAATTCCGTATATGTGCCCTGTGGCAATATGGAACGGGCTTGTTCAGGTGCAACTCCATCTGCAAGAAGATCATTGTAAAGTTTGATGCAATCTTTTGCAACACTTTCATATTCCTGCCTCATGCGAATGCAGATATCCATATCTTCAATTTGTCCGCTACTTCCCTGCTTTGCACCATTAGTTGGTGCAGAACGCCAAAGAGGAACATAGACTTCAGGATCAAACGTGACATATCTGCGACTGACTTCATTCATCGTCAGACCAATCTGATGCTTGCCAAGTTGAGCACGAACAAATATTGGACACTTGACACGAATTGAAATTGTAGCGTGACAGAATGGAGTGAAATGATTGTGCTTTGCAAGATACTTGATTAGTTTTGCATCTTTTTCAGGAAGCATTTGAATAGGAACATGGCTATCAGCATAGTCCCAAGAACTTTCTTTATTGAAAGAAACTCTTGCAGCATTCACAATGCTGAGATCCGAACCCATCCAATCAATCAACTGAACATGTCCTGCATCAAGAACTTTTATGTCAGTCGGACGCACGCTTTGAGTTGTCTGTGTCATCTTCATCCTCGTCATTATCAACAAGTTCAACACTCACACCGGGAATCTTGGTAAAGTCTGCGGCATATTCCCGAGCCTTGGCCCAAAGTTTGGGATCCATCTCCTTGACATATTCACCAAACCTTTGAACAAAGGTTAGATAGGCTTCACTAGCCTTAAGAATTTCTTCTTCGGTCATATCGTCATTATCTTCTTTCATTTAAACCTTCTTCCAGTAAGTATACTTTATTTTTGCGACAAGTCCAGAATAAACGCTGTTGATTATCAG